ATTCCCCATGGAGGAGAACTTCTGGAGATTCGTTATTTCTCCGGAAGGAAGCACACTAGCGTGGGCCCTACAAGAAAGCAGGGCCTCAAACCAGTCAACGGGCATCAATTCCCGGACGAGCTCATAAGCAACTGTATCACTCGCAGAGCTGAGATCCAGGGTCGCAAGCGACCCGAGACTCGCACTACGGGCAAGCAGCTGATTTAAGCTTTGGTCGTCCAGGTCAACGCCAACTCGCTTCAATCGACTACGGAGGAAACCACCAAACCCTTTCTGAACATACATGTTCATATCAGGTTCGATTGCTATCACGCGATCGATGAAAGCGTCTTTCGGCACAGTGGTGACCTTGCTCTGCTCCCTAATCTTAAAACAGGGAACAGGATCGTCAATGGAACGACCCCCGCTGGAATTACACCAGACGGGACTCATGCGAAGGATCGCATAAGAAGAAGCAAGGTTATCTAGAGTGGTTTCAGGCGACTCTCCGTATTTGAACGGGAGATGTCTTTTGACGAACGGCAGACGAGTTGTACTGCCAGGGCCAAAGGCGAAGAACTTAAAGAGCTTTGACCAACGAAAAGGGCCAAGGAGATGCTGTATTTTTGACCGCGCGAGTCGAAATGACTCGGCGAGGTCTGGACGAGCCAGACCAATACGGAATTCCTTAAACCTTTCGTTAGTGACTCTACACTGTTCTTCACATGCACGCCACTTTAAGATGGCGTCATCGCGCTTCCTGTCCGAGCCCGGCAAACCGGGGTATTTTCGGATTAGGGAGTAAGACAGCAGAGCCAGGCGGAACTCATCGGCCGTTTCAAAGGCCTTTGGGTCCAGCCGAAGCTCTGTCGCCTCGCGAAAGCGGCCTTCACGCAAAAGCTGCGCTACGACCGACGCATGAGTTCCAGGGATCCTATCAAGAACCCCAAGAACGAGTTCCAATGAAGGAACGCCCAAAACACTATCAGCACTCCGAGGAGGGCCATTACGCTTCTTAGCCATAGGATTGCCTTAATGGTTAGTGAAGCAAGAACACCCCTATCCTCCCTGTTGAGAGAAGAGAGAAGTTCACGGAAGACATCTCGAGCTACGTCGGGCCATGGAAGCCTCTTACGAGGGTCCATGTCCTTAGTAGACGTTTTCGAGCGTCTCGACGAGCGCCGTAACGACGGCATCGTTCATGACGTTCTTAGCGAACGCACGAAGGTTCTTGCGGTCCTGAAGCGTGGACCGTTCCGGGAGCCAGAACTTGAGCTCGGCAATCGGCGTGTAGCCGACGGTCGGCGCAGGCTGGATACCCGTCGCGGTACTCGGACTGGTCTGCTCCAGGATCGGTGTTTTGATCCTGATAGTCGCCAGGAACATCTTCTCCTGTGACTGCGGGGACGGCTGCCGGAGCGAGAGGTCCAGGGTGTAATAACCCACTGGAATCCCGCCCGAACGATCCGCCAACGTAGCCGTGATACCGGAGATCCCCGACGGCGCGAAAGTATGCGCGACGGGAGTGGTAGCGCCATCATTGATGACGACATTGCCAATTGCAGGCATTGCATTTTCCTTTGGGAAAAGTTGGAACGGTTATGGAACTTACTTCACGACCTGACCAAGCAACGCAAGAGCGTTGGCCACGTGTGTAGCGCTGAACGGGTTCTTAAACCCGGGATGGCGTGGCAGAGGGGATGAACTGTAAACAGTTCGGACGACGGTCTTTACGATCTTCTCCGCACCGGAAAATCTCCAGTACTTCAAATTGTTAAGAACTGCGCCCGTGCGCCATCCAGCCTCCGTTTTGCTATGATGCATCCACCTCTCGGTCTTAGAGCCGCCTAGGAAAGAATATCCTAAAGCAGCATCTAAGCAGTTTAGGTAGTCCCCAACAGGGACAAACCAATCTGCTACGAACGAGAAGGGGACAAGCTCCCATGCGAGCGCGGCTGGGTTCGTTAGGCCCAGATTTGCCGCTTGAGCGAGGAGTGGATTGTCCATCTTATAATCAAGACGGACATACACACCCTGCTCGGACATCTGTCGGATCAACCACGAAATATCGCCTTGGGCGACAGTGGAGTTCATCCACCGTGTGTTGGCCTTCTGAAGTCCTTTGACAGTGACTCGATAACGGTCCGGTTGGGCAGAATCGGCTTTCGCCAATGCCTCCATCGCGCCATGTACGTCACTGAGTAACGGTTTCCAACCGTACTGGAGCTCTAGCCACATCTGCTGCACTGTACCTCGAATCCCTTTCGGGTTACCCTTAAGACCTAAGGCGCGCATGGCGGCAGCTGGGTCCTTCTTGCGAAGGCCCTTAATGCATCCAGCGATTCTTTTGATCGATGAGGCAACGAGGTTAGCAGTCTGCGC